TATGCGTATTAGTAGCTAGCTCTTCGTCCACAATTTGGGGGGTCGGGGTAGGGTGGGGCTCGTCCTCGTCCGCATTTGCAAGCTCGGCCAGCAGCGAGTCGGCGCCAGCGTCGATCGCCTCAACGTCAACGGCGCCAGCGTTGGAGAGCTCGCGCAGCTGCTGCATGATCGCGGCGCGCGCATCTTCTGAGCTCACGGTTACCCGGCGCTCGCTGACCTGGGTGAAGGCGCCGACTTCCGTCACAGTGCCAAGCACCTTGGCCGCCGCCGTGATTTGGCCGGGTTTAGATTCCGGGTCAATGATGACTTGCACCAGCGACTGGATAACGAGCTCGCGCAGGGCAGCAGGGTTTCTATGTTTTGCAGCCTCTATTGCGAGCTGATACGCCTCGATCTCCGCCTGAATTCTGGCATCGCCCTTAAGCCTGGATGCATGGTCGCCGACCGTCTTGGGCTTTCCCTTCGCGTTGTACGCTTTCCGATACGCCCCGGCACCGGTCGAACCCTTCGCCACTTCCAGCGCGAACGCCTTCTGCTTCCCCGTCAATTCGCGGGAAACGCCTTTACCCAATATATGGGAGACGGGCACAGTGTCCAATGCCTCGGCCACTTGTGCGCGGGTTAACTTGGTGGGTGTCTTAGGTGTACTCATGGATGCGATTGTAGGAGAACAGCGCAAGAGCTGCAACGCTTCGCTATCAACAAGCCCCGCGCCCACCTTTTACCCGGTCAATATGGCCACCACACGCGCATGCCCGACCATAGCCAAAACCAATCGCAGAGCCATTCTTGATAAAAACAAATCATTGGCAAAAGGGGCTTGACAAGTGATATATTTATCACCAGTCAGCAATGACGCCCACCTAACACACAGGAGAAACGAAATGAGAAAGCACCACACGAAGGACTACAGCATCACACTGGAGGACAGCACCGGGCGCACCGTTGAGCTGTTCATTAACGGAGACTGCATCGACGAAGCACTCGAACGCGGTTATTCGCTTGATATTGCTTGCGAACAAAACGAAACCAACAAAGTGGAAAACGCTATCGCCGAAGGCCTGATAGGTGCCGACTGCCACTTGGTTTCCACAACCTTCGCCATGGCCAACTTAATCAAATACACCACAGGCCGGACTTATGACGCGCCCCAAGTGCTGGAAATCGAAATCGAAGCCCGCACAACGGGCGATTTCGGACTCGAGGAAATAACCGCCACTTTTCGCGACCAATCCCGCCACATCGCCGGACGAGTAACGGCCCTTGTTTTCAACGACGGAATCGGCGCCGCAGTTTTGACCGAATACGACGCCGGACGCTACCAAGCAATCTAAACCACAGGAGCAGACACCATGACCACAGCCGACCATATCCGCACCGCAGCCGCCCGCCTCATTGGTTACACCGTACAAGGCCACGGATTCAACAAGCAGCACCACACCCTGACACTGAACGCTGCGCTTAGCTGGGCCGCTTGCTACCCAGCCGCCACCATTACCCGCGCCGGGCAATTTGTCACCACCAAAACCACAGGAGCCTAAACCATGAAAAACGCATACACAAACAACGGTTACACCGACCGCGCCGATTATCTCAAAACATTGTGCGAGGAATACCCGCGCGAGATTGTTCACACGCTTGCCGACTTACTCGGACCGTCAGAGGATTTTGACGGACTGGTTTCCAGCCTTGAAGATTTTGCCGAAGGATTCTAAAACCCACGCCCGGCCACGGCGCCGGGCACAACTGGAGCCCACGCCATGCACACCCAACTTATCATTGACGCTGAAAACACAGCCCTTAAAGCATTTGATGCACTGGGCAGCTTCGCCAGCAAACACCAACAAGGCGATTTTTACAACGCCGCCCGGATTCTTGGCGAGGTCAGACTCGCAGCCATGATGATGCGCGACCACCCAGAACAGCGCGAGCAAATTACCGCCCGCTTGCTTGAAATTTTCAACTAACCCACAGGAGCCAAGACCATGATAACCAGCACCGACCACGCCGGGCGCATTTGCACCCTCACCCACAACGGCCAGCCAGTACAGCCAGGCGAAATGCTGGAGAGCTTTCGCGGCGACCAGTACCGCATCACCGGCGGACGAGCACCGCACCACCCAGCCAGCACCGGCAAAGTGTGGACCGATGGCGGAGAATTTTTCCCCAGCGTTTTCGACTGCAAATGGACCCCCAGCAACTAAACCAGGACAAAACACCATGACCCGCCAGAAATACTTAGCCGCTTTGATGGGACTCTTGACCGTTGACGAAATCAAACGAAGCGTCGCGTCACCGTCCGCATACATGACCCAGACCCACATCAAACTTCATTACATCGCACTGCGCCGCCTTGGCGCACTTTAAGGAGCCCAAACCATGAAACCCCAAGATTTCCACAAATTCGCCGCCGAGATATTCAGCACGCCCCTGATGCAAATGGCAGCACCGACAGCAGCCCAAGCGATCGCCGCCAAGGTAGACGAGCTGGGCGCGCTTCGCGCCGTAATCGCCGACCTCACCAAGCAAGCCGACCATATCCGCGCCGAGCTGGAGGCCGCCGGACTCGCCACCATTGACGGACAGCACTACAGCGCCAGCCTCACCAGCACCAAAGGCCGGACCGTGACCGACTGGCAGACCATCGCCCAAAAATTCAAGCCCAGCGCCCAACTAATCCGCGCACACACCACCACCGGAAAGCCTTCAACCCGGTTAAATGTCACCGCCCGCAAACTCACACACTAAGGCCACACAATGAACACCAGACAACTATTCGACCAAGGCGCCACCATTGGCGAAGTAATGCACGAAACCGGGGCCAGCTTCACAACAGCCGCCTACATTTGCGCCCCGACCGCTCCCAAGTGGCCAACACTCAGCCCCGAACTAATCGCCCGACTGCCTGAGCACTTACAGCGCCAGATCATCGCCAGCAACCCAAACCACAAGGAATAAACCGCCATGCGCTACCATTTCATTCAAGCCAGCAGCAACAGAAAAACCGGGCCGATACCGCAGACCTACACCAGCCGGGAATCATGCCCGCCGAGCTGCGCACACTACCGCGCCGACTGCTACGCCGAGGACTTTTACACTCGCTTGACATGGGACAAAGTGCCAGCCCGAGGAACCGACCTAGACGGGCTTTTGAAGGCAATAAACCGACTCCCAAAGGGCCAACTATGGCGCCACAATGTTGCGGGCGATTTGCCGGGCGAGGGCGAACAAGTCAACGCCTACGAACTGGGCCAGATTGTTAAAGCAAACCGCGGGCGAAATGGTTTCACCTACACGCACAAACACAGCCCGGACGCCATCAAGTGGGCCAGACACGCGACAAACTGGGGATTTACAGTCAATCTAAGCGCCGATGATGTTGGCCACGCCGACCAGCTGGCCGCCCATGGTTTGCCAGTCGCCGTGATTGTCCCCATGGATACGCCAAAGCACAGCACCACACCCGAAGGACGCCCGGTCCTAGTTTGCCCCGCACAGACCACCGAATATATGACTTGTGCATTGTGCGCACTATGCCAACGCGCCGACCGCCGCCAAATTATTGGTTTCCGCGCCCATGGCAGCAAAGCAAAGCAGGCCGACCGCATCGCCCGCCGAGTAATCCCAATTTATAGCGAGGTTGCAGCATGAAAACATTTAATTTTGAAGCGAATAACGTAGATTTTGGGGAATGGATAGCCCCCACAAAAGAACAAGCTCAGGATGCTTTTGCAATTGATGCCGGATATAAAAACTGGGCAGATATGTGCGAACGCGCCGAAGAATTTGGAGGCAACACCGTAACAGCAACCGAGCAGTGAGACAGCACCAGCCCAAGCCCTCACCGAGGGTTTGGACGGGGATTTTCCCGACTACAGGAGTAAACACCATGGAAGAGCAGCAGCCAAACTACAGCAGCACGCCCGCCGAAATTGTGGACTATTACGACAGCCATTTAAATCTGACGCTGCGCGAATTGTCCAACATGACCGGGCGATCAATCCCCTATTTGAAGGCCCTGATAATGCACCCCGAAAAGGTTTTGGCATGAAATGCACCAACGCCGAGCCGGGCACATACGGCCACGAATGCGGCAAGCCCGCCCAATGGCAAGCCACCAAGCCCAACGGATACAGCAGCACATTTTGCAACCAATGCCGCCAGCAAGGCACCGAGGCCCGCGCCTATAGCAATTGGACCCCATACAAGGAACCCGCCCAATGAGACACACAGAAGCCGCTTATATCAACGCCGGGCACCGATACGAACGGGCGCGCTCACCAGCGCAGACCGCCGCAGCATCGCAGGCAATCCGGGCAATGCTAGAAACCGAAAAGCCACACGACCAGACCGAAGCCCGCCACCTTATCGAACGCGGCCGACAAGAGGCCCGCGCATGACATGGCCATTTCCACCGCCCGGAGGCCCGGTGCCTTGGACGCCCGAACAGGTGCGCGAGTACGAGCGCCAGCAGGAGGAGCGAGCCCGCCAATCAGCGCCGCCCGCACCCTTTTGACTTGCGGAGATGCTGCCAAAATTACCCTCCCGGAGCTGGTCGCGAGACAAATGCCCC